CTGCTTTACCAGAACCTTTAGTAGGAGCATCGTGAGCTGCTTCTTCTAATTCTGCCGTTACTTCCTTTTCCAACTCCTCAATAGTTTGGTCTAAATCGGCCATTGGCTTTCTCCTTATTATTCATATATTTATTTATAGTTTTATAACTTTTTAAGAAACTTTGCAAACGCTAAAGATTGTATACCTGGTATTTTTTTACGCACACCAGTTTCGATATCGTTTACTATCTCTTGAAGTTCAACTTCTTTTAGAAGTCCGTTATCCCAAATCCACTCTTTACCTTCCATAATACCTTGAACAAAGGCATTTGGTGCAGATGGGTCAGCGACTATATCTGCCGCAGCTGCCAACATAAAATCTGGTTTTACATAATTGGCACCATTCTTTTGTTCTAGACTACCCATACCTCTAGATGATACTCCAAGTTTACCACCTTCGTCCATAATGTTTTTAACTATTTTACCCATAGGTGTGTCCATAATCTTGGCTTCACCTATAAAGTCTTTACCATCTTGTTTTAAAGAAGTAACCATGTGTGATACTCTATCTAGATTAACAGTTGGTCCTTCTGGGTGTCCTAGTTCGCCATATGCTCTATTTTCATCAACGAACTTCTCATTATATCTTTGGATTTCTTTTTGTAAAACTTCAACAGGATAAACTCTACCATTACGGTTCTTGATACCACCTTGCATAAAGACACCTTTAATCTTGTAGTTTCTTTTACCGTTATCGTCTTCTTCTTTTAAAAATTTTACATTTTCTAATGATTCAGATATGAGTTTCATAAATCTTCCTTATGTTATATTATTATAACCAGAAACTTTTCTTAATTTCATTATTACATAACCAACACAAGCACCATCGTTTTCCATGTGTATATCACCAGATATACCACTTCCAGCATTGTTAGTAATTGGTGGTAATTGTTGACTACCAATGTTAAAATTACCATTACCATTTAATGTAAGTGCAGTTGTGTTAGATGTTGCGTGAAATTCTATTTCAGTAGTTGAACTTACACTCCAGTTACAAGATACAATCGCAAGTCTAGGATTTGTTGAGGCTCCAGCAAGTCCCGATGCATCTACAACTTCAAGAGCAGTTGCATTTGTTCCAGTAATAAGAACAAGAACTACTGTTTCAAAATCTGTATCTTTTAGATTTCTTACTGTATAAGCCATATTACTTTCCTATTGTTAACATCTCTCGCTCAAAATATTTCATTACATCATTTTTTTGAACTTTGAATTTTTTTGAGGCTAATTCTATTGTTTTCTCAAAACTATTTATAAAATCTGAAGGCTTGGAGTCCATAATATTGAAAATGTAATCAATAGCATTCTTCATTTTAGGTGTTAACCTTTTATATTCTTTTGATTTCTTATGTTCATCTTTCTCAATTAAAGTTGAATATAAATTATCAAACCTCTTCATCGTTTGCCTCTGTATCAGATATATGTTGTGTAACCATATCTTTAGAAATAATTTTTCTTTCATTCTCTAAAGAATCACCAACTTTGTCTGACATTACACTTTTAAAATCAGCTTCGGCACCTAAATTATCACCTTTAGTGATATTATCAATTAAATTATTTATTTTTTCTTGACTCATTATCTTCTCCTAATTTATGGTCCATAAGGCCGTTGTCATCTTCACCACCACCTTCTTGGTCAATTTCAGTATCCATAGATTCTATTTCTTCATCAGTAAATTTAAGAACATTTTTCTTAACCCATTCTTTTGAGAAATAAGTACCTACATAACTTTCGACCTGTCCTAACATTTCAAGTCTTTCTCTCATCAACTCTGCATTTTTAAGTTCAGTAAAGTTATTATCTTGTAGAAAGTCATATTGAATATGTTCTTTCATATTTTTCCATTCTTCGTCTGCTATCACACCTTTTAATACTAATTGTGTTCTTAACATATCTGTAAACAATACAGAAAACTTTTTTCTTAATCTAGCAACAAACTTTGTAAATTTAAGTTCATCTCTAGTGATTTCAGTAGAACGACCTAATGAGAATTGTGATTCTGCTTCTAATCTAGAAATAGGTACATTAAGTGAACGATATAGTTTTCTTTGAAAATATGTTATATCATCAATTTCGCCAAGATTTTGTCCACCTGGTAATGTAGTAATTTCTGTTCCTCTACCACCTTCTCTTCTTGGTAACCAAAAATCTTCTAACATACTCATTTGATTTCTATCGTCACGAATTTCACCAGTAGATGCATCATATACTAGTTTGTTACGATAACGATTCATAACATCTCTTAAATATTGTTCTGCTTTTATTTTTGGTAAATTACCTACATCAATATAAAATATTCTTCTTTCTGGTGCTCTTGAAATACGATATATTACAACAGCATCTTCAATCATTCTTAATTGATTGACAGGTTTGATTGCTTTATTTAGATATGATAAAACAGTACCTTTATGCATATCAATAAGTCCTGAAGGACAATATGTTACAGAATCTTCTGTTAATCTCATACCAGTAGAAGTATTATTTAAATGACTACCTGAAGGATTATACAAGTAATATGATTTAGCATTTTGAACTACCTCTACATTACCCTTTCTACCTTTTTGTACTTCACGAACTTTTTTAATTTTTCTTGGGTCTACATATCTAACTTGTTGTAAACCTTTTTGTGGATTTTTAGGGTCAATCACTTTATGATAAAACAATCTACCATCTACATACCATCTTCTAAAAATATCATGAGCTTTAGTATCAAAATCTAATAATCTTAATACATTTTCAAATTCTTGTCTAATTCTATTTTTAATATTTTGTGAATAGTTCAAATTATCAAGAGATATTGAAACACACATATCTCTTTCATCAGAAGCAATAGCTTCACTAACGATATCTTCTATCGCACTATCACATTCTGGTTGTATTGCTATATCTCTATACCTACGAATGAGGTCATCTTCGGTCCTAGAACGACCGTCTGTATCCATTACTGCAGAGTAGAACCCACCACTAACGGCATCATATGTGCCATCATCAGTAGCAGGTTCAACCACTGAAATATTGTCTTTATCTTTTCTTTTTATTTCAAAACCAAAAACATCAACCATAAATAACTCCTACTTTATATTATTTAGTAGAGTTATAGATTGATGCCAGATACTCTAAATGTGTCATAACGCCAAGTAATTTCAAACTCTTCAATTGCATCGTTAGTATCGTATGCAAGTTCAATAGGTCCGATTCCTCTAGGGAAACAACCCTCTAATGTGTATTGATGAAGAACAGTATCATCTCTATCTAATTGTTGTACAATCATATCAACTCTGTAATCAGCTGGATTTGTTGCACCAGTATTGTTTACAGTATCGTTAATACCATTCATCCATCTTTCCATTTCTCTTCGAATTGAAAAGTCTGTGTCATTGAATACAGTTGTTGTCCATTCAGCAAATTCTCTTTCACCAGCAACATATAAATTTCTACCTCTGAAAGGAACTGCGATTTCTGTTAGTTCTTGTCCAGGTAAACTTGTTGCTTTACATAAGAATGAAAATTGTTCTGTATTTATAGCAGCAGTTACTACACCAACAGGTGGTGGAAGAATAACTCTAAACTGATTGGCTCTTGCACCTCCACCAGCGAGTCTAGCTTTAAAATCGTTAATATTAGCCATCTTATCCTCCTACCTCTGTAAATGCAACGCCTGTTCTAACTGCGATAAAGTTAAGAGTAATGAAGTTAATAGCTCTTGCAGGTTTAATAAAGATATCTGCAACGAACTCGTTTCTATCAATGACTTCACCAGTATTGTTTGTTTCATCAGAAACTACTTTGAAATCAGTAATACCTCTTTTACCTTGTATATCTCTCAAGAAAGGCTCTACTAAATTTTTAAATTGAGCTCTTGTAAATTCATCGTTGAATTCAAAGAGTTGAAATTTAGCTGCGGTTGCTATTGCTTTTTCTAAAATAATGAACAATCTTCTAACATTGATTCTATCAAAAGCACTTGGTTTTGATAAACCAGTCTTATCACCAAATAATACAGTACCTTGACCTGGGAATGTAACAACTGGGTTAATTCTTGCCTTGTACAATGTATCTCTTTGTGTTTGTGTAGGAACATAAGGTAATTTTACAACACCTTTGATTTGGCCTCTATTGAAACCACCAGGTGAGAAAAATGCCTCTGCAACTTGTTCTGTTTGTGCAACAAGTCCTGCAACATCACCATTAAGAGGAACATATCTATACACATCATTGAATCTATCGTACATATATTTGTAACCAGAGTCAAATACTGCATAGGATGAACTTGTTAGTGTATCAAAGAAATTCTTTACATTTACTGTAATTGTTTCTTGATTAGGTACACCAACTACATCGCTTCTTTCAGGTGATATAAATGTCATACAATCTTTTCTGTTTTCTGATATTGTAATTAAGTTGTTTGCAAGTGCTTGACCAGCCTTTGCAGCCATAATTAAATTTACATCTTCAGATTCAGCATCTTTGAATTTATTATATGCATCTAATTGTTCACCAGCAGTAACTGCATAATCATCAGTTCCACCAGTAAGTGTAGAAGTTGATATTGAATTTACAGATGCGGAAGATGCTAATAAGTTATATGCAGTAACACTTTGTACTGATGCATCAGATTTAAGAGTAATACCCCAATCACCAGAACCATCAACCATTGCTGAAATGTGATTTGTTACATATATGAATTGTGATTGTTCATAAATTCTATCTACATAGAAAATTGAATTACCAGATGAATCTGTTGCCTCTGGATTTTTTGATAAGAAAGCATATGTTTCTAATACTGAATTTGTTCTTTCACCAGCAACATCGTTATCAAATCCAGTTTGTGCACCTGTTGAGTCATATACAACTATGTGTAATTCGTCATCAGAAATACCTCTTGCTGTAGCATGGTCTGAAGTTCCAGGTTCACCATCAAATAAATCAAAAAATCTCCAATATTTTGTAATAAATGAGTCATCAGCTAAATCTGCAATTAAACCCTTTCCAGCAGGGTCATCTAATTGTCTGATAGTTATTGTTTCTGCTGATGCATCAAGAGCAGATATTTCGTATCTTTGTCCTTCATGACCACTTGCGAAAGTAGTACGACCAGCATCAGAATAAAATTCTATAATTTGACCAACTGCAAAATCACCAGCATCGAAAGCATCAAGTGTGATTGTATTCTCACCAGTTGTTGCACTGCCATCGTTTACTTGTTTTGTTGAATTTTGTGAAAATGTGTTTTTTGTACATACATCAACTTTAATACCATTTCCATGTGTACCTGCAGTTCTGGCTGCAAATGCACCCACACTTGAATTGGCAGCACCTGTAGATAATTTTTCTCTTAAATTTTCTTGATAATCTAAAGTTGATTTAATTAATATTCCAGTTCCGTCTGCGTCTGCATTTAATACGGCACTCTGTGTTCTCACAACTTTTAGTGTATTTGTATATTGTAAAAAGTTAGCTGCAGTAAAGAAATATTCGTATTGATTTGATGTATCTTTTGGTTTACCAAACAATCTTACTAAATCTTGTTCTGAACTAATAGTAGTTATTTCACCGACTGGACCTTTTTCAAAGGGACCAGCAACTGCACCAATAGTTGTAGCAACAGCAGGGACGATATTTGTTAAATCTATCTCATTGACTTGAACGCCTGGAGAAACTAAAAATCCCATAGCTCTACTCCTTTTTAAGTTAATTCTATTATTCAATTATATTTATAAAAAAACAGTTTTCATATGTTTGTTTTTATACGAAGTCTAAATATAAACATGAGTGAGCATTATCAAAAATACCGTAATACAATACGAAAAGTTGCAAGAAGACATCGTAGACTAAAAGATAAGTGGATAAATGAACAATTAAGAGGCAAATCTTGTAAATATTGTGCAGA